GCTCCCATTTTTCCGTGGTACCACAGCGATTCGTTTTTTGGCTCGGAAGGGTTTCATATGGAATCGGATAAAATCGGACGTTCTGAGATGGGACGTCCGTTCGCTGAGCTGCGTGACAGTGGTCTGCTATGGCTCGTCAACGCGGCGGTGCTCCATTCGCGCGGCTACGCGCTCGCCCTCCACTTCGACGACGATGGAAATGCGACCGGCTGGAGCTTGCAGGGAGACGGTTCAGAGCCCTGGACGTTCCTGACCGACGATCCAGAGATCGACCAGCGGTTCGCCTCCGTGAACCGGCTGCTGGCCGCGCACTGACATGCCCCGCACGAAGAAGGCCGGCGGCCAGGTCGCCGACAGGCGTAACGGCCGGCATCTGGAGCTCGCGGTGGTTGCCGGGTCGCGCCCGGACCTTCCGGCGGATCATGCGTATTGCGCGGGAGCGCTCGAGGCGTGGGAGGGGCTGTGGGCGGACCCGGTCGTGGCGGCGCAGTCGCCGGCGGACCGGGCGATCGCGCTGCGCTGGGTGGACGCCCTGAACCGGTACCTGGTGCTGACGGCCGAGGCCGACCGGGAGCCGGTGGTTGAGGGTTCAACCGGGCAGAGCGTGGCCAACCCGCTCTACGGCATCGCCGACCGGGCGATGCGCGTGGTCGAGTCCTGCGAGAAGCAGCTGGGCATAGGTCCTCACAACCGGGCGGCGCTCGGGATCGCACTGATGACGGAGAACAAGTCGCTGTCCGAGATGGCGGCCCGCGCGGCGGAACGGAGGCCGGCAGCCCGTGACGTCGACGACGAGGACCCGCGCATCATCCCGGGCGCCCTCGGCTGAGCCGAACTGCCTGGACTGCGGCTGGGCGCCCGAACCGGGCCGGCTGTGGCCCTCGGAGGGCCGCGCCGGCGTCCGGTGGATCGAGGCGAACCTGATCTGCGCCGAGGGCGACTTCTACGGCCAGCCGATCGTGCTGCGCCTGGACCAGAAGCGGTTCCTCTACCGCTGGTACGAGTACTGCGGCGGCTGCGGCCGGTGGCGCTACAAGCAGGGGCTGCGCGGCGCGGCCACCGGCGACGGTAAGAGCACGTTCATCGCGGCGATCGCGTGCCTGGAGTTCGCCGGCCCGCCGGAGATCGCCCCGGCCTCCCCGAACGTCATCATCGCCGCTGCGGCGTTCGACCAGGCGAACATCCTCTACAGCATGGTCGCCACCATGCTCGGCGGCCGCGACCAGTCCGTACCCGAGGCGCCGCTGTGCGGCCTGTTCGAGGTCTACGACACCAAGGCCACCTTCGCCGACGGGCGCCCCGGCAAGATCCAGCGCATCGCGGCCGTCGCCGGCACCAACGAGGGCGGCATCCCGACCCTGTTCATCGCCGACGAGCTGCACGAATGGGGCGAGCCCGGCTCGCGCAAAGCCCGCCTGCACGTCGTTGTCGGCAAATCCACCAGAAAGCGGCGCCTTCGCTGCCAGATTCTCGATGATTGCGGCGAATTCGAGGACGTTACCCGCGGTCCCGGGCGGATCCTGAACCTCTCGACGGCAGGGTTCGACGTCGACCACTCGCTGCTCGGCGAGATGTACCAGCGCGGCAAGCGCGCCGAATTGGACCCGGACGTCGCTCCGGAGCTGCTGTTCGACTGGCAGGAGGCCGGCGACGACCTGGACTTCACCAATCCGGAGCACCGGCGCATCGCCGTGGTCGCCGCCTCCGCCGCCGCGGGCATCCTGTGGGACATCGAGGACCGGGTGCGCTCCTGGGATGAGATGCCGCACCACGAGTGGATCCGCTACATGGCGAACAAGTGGGTCGACGTCGCCGTGGAGAGCTGGCTCAAAGACCACCCGACCAAATGGGGCGAGTGCCTCGGCACCTGGACCGTGGATGGCACGGAACCGACGGTGCTCGCGATCGACATGGCGCTGCGCCGCGACTCGGTCGCCGTCGTGGAGACCGTGCTGCTGGCAGACGGCCGCTACGCGGTGCGCGCGAAGATCTGGCTGCCGATGGACGGGCGCATCGACCACGCCGACGTCTTCCAGTACGTCAAGAACCGCGCCGACGACCTCGGGCCGGCCTTCAAGGGCTTCGTCTACGACCCGCGGTTCTTCGAACTTCCGGCTATCAGCCTCGAGGAAGCCGGCCTGCTCGTCATCCAGTTCGACCAGCAGCCCCAGCGCATGGCGCCCGCGGTCGGCATGACGTACGACCTGATCCTGGCCAAGCAGCTCGTGCAAGAGGACGACCCGGCATTCACCCGGCAGGTCAAGGCCGCAGTCAAACGCGAGTGGGAACGCGGCTTCACCCTGTCCAAGGGCAAGAGCCGGGTGCACATCGACGCGTGCGTCGCGATGTGCATGGGCGTCTGGTCCCTTGCCACCCTCGAGGAGCAGAGCGACGTGCTTCAGCAGATCTGGTGAGGCGGCGCGGCGCTGGCCCGGGCGGCGTGTTCGGAGCATGATGGTTGACCATGAAGCGCCTGGCGTCCGGATACCGGTCGCTCACCCTGCATTTGGCTGCCCTGGCAGGGCATACTGTCCGCATAGCGCACACCCTGTTTGGGGCCGCGGGCGCTTGTCTGGTCTCCTGGGGGGCCGCGATGATCTACGTACCGGCCGGGTGGATCTGCGGTGGAGGCTTCCTGCTGTGGATCGCCAACGAGCTCGCCGCCGTGGCCGCCACCCGCGCCGCCGGCGCCGCGGCGCAGGACCAGACCTAGATGGGCACCTTCACCGCGGGCCGCCCCGCCTCGGCCCGCGAACAGCGGTCGCTGACCTTCATCGCCCCGCCGATCGGCGCCTACACCCAGGCCCTGCAGGACTACTCCAGCGGTGACACCGAGGGCGCGATGCGCCAGAACACGGTGTTCAAATGCATCCGCCTGGTCTCCGACGTCATGGCGCAGATGACCCCGATCGCCTATCGCGGCCCCGGCCCGGGCCACGGGCCGGCCGACCGGCTTCCCTCCCCGCAGATCCTCGACGAACCCTCGGCCGACGCCGACATCTACGACTTCACCTACATGCTGATCACCAGCGAGCTGCTGCGCGGCAACGTGTACGGGGACATCACGGCGCGCGACAAGTTCGGCTACCCGGTGCAGATCGAGCTCAAGCACCCGGACCGGTGCAAGGTCGTCGAAGACCGCGACGGGGTGATCGTCTACAAGTACGGGCACCAGACGATGGCCCGCGACCGGGTGTGGCACAAGATGGCCTACCGGATGCCCGGGGTCGCCACCGGCCTCTCGCCGATCAAGTACATGCAGAAGCTCATCTAGCTGTCCACCACCGCGCAGTCCTTCGGGCTGCAGTACTTCCAGGACGGCGGCCACCCGAGCGGGATCCTGACCAACGACACGGTCAAGACCGTGTCACAGGAAGAGGCCAAGACCGTCAAGATGCGGTTCCTCGCCGCGGTGCACGGCACCCGCGAGCCGGTCGTGATGGGCGGCGGCTGGAAATACGACCAGATCCAGGTCAACCCCGACGATAGCCAGTTCCTCGAGACCCAGAAGATGACCGGCTCCCGCATCTGCGGAATCTTCGGCGTACCCCCGGAGATCGTCGGCGAAGCCTCCGAGGGCAGCTCCATCACCTACGCGAACGTCGAGAGCCGCGGCATCGACTTCCTGAAGTTCGGCCTCGGCGGCTGGGTGAGCCGCCTGGAGCGCTGGTACACCAAGCTGCTACCGCGCGGCCAGTACGTGAAGCTCGACACCTCCGCGCTGCTGCGCTGCGACACCCTGACCCGCTACCAGGCCCTGCACCTGCTGGTCGGCTCCCGCATCATCACCCAGGACGAAGCCCGCGCCATGGAGGACTGGGCCGCTCTCACCGACGAGCAGAAAGCCCAGATCAACGCCCTGGTCACCCCGATCCCGCCGCCCATCGGCTCCCCGAAGATCGGCTCCTAGGAGGCCGCCATGCCCGCAGTCGCAACCCACCACACGGCGACCTCCGACTCCGCGTGGGACGCCGGCGCCCAGACGAAGAACCTCGCGCCGGACGCCACGGCGGCGGTGCTCGCCGACGTGTTCGCGTGGAAGCCGACCGGCGAGGACGCCGGCAGCAAGAGCAACTGGAAGTTCCCGCACCACTTCGTCGGCGCCGACGGCACCCCGGGCGACGCGTCCACCGTCGCCTGCTCCGACACCGTCGCCGCCCTCAACGGCGGCCGCGGCGGCACCACGATCCCGGCCGGCGACAAGCGCGGGGTCTACAACCACGTCATCGCGCACCTGCGAGACTCCGGCGTGAAAGAGGCCGACTTGCCCGAGCTGAAGAACGCACCGACCCGGCCCGGCCGTACGCGCTGGAGCGTGGAGACCCCGCTCGAGCTGCTGCGCGAACGGCGCAGCGCGATGCGCGGGCGCCGCGAGCGCCGCCACCAGCCCCTGCTGATGCCCGGCATGAGCCGCCAGCAGCTCTCGCGCGGCAACGTGCGGGCGCAGTTCGAGTTCCGCGCCAACCCGGACTCCGCGTCCGGGCCCTCCTTCCGCTTCGAGGGCTACGCCGCCACGTTCGAACAGCCTTTCGAGATGTGGGACGCCTGGGGCGACCCCTACGAAGAGGTCCTGTCGGCCGGCGCCTGCAACCGCACCCTGGCCAACGGCTGCGACACCCAGTTCCTCGTCGGACACGACGAGACCGGGCTGCCGATGGCGCGCACCCGCTCCACCACCATGACGCTGTCCGCGGACACCACCGGGCTGCTCACCTTCGTGCCGCGCCTGGACGGGCGCAACCCGCAGGTCCTGCAGCTGGCCTCCGCGATGGAGCGCGGCGACGTCGACGAGATGAGCATCGGATTCATCTGCACCGGCCAGAGCTGGTCGCGCGACTGGATGGAACGGCGCATCACCGAACTGAGCCTGCACCGCGGCGACGTGTCCATCGTGTGCTGGGCGGCGAACCCCAATGCCAACGGCGCCAGCCTCGAGGCGGTCCCCGTCTCCGAGGCGGCCGCCCGCCAGGCCGGCTTCGGCCGCGAGGCGCGCACCCCGACCGCCCCGTACTTGGCGAAGCCCGGCGAGGGCAACGAGTGCCCGCAGTGCCACAGCCAGAACGACAGTGACGCAGCCTATTGCGACCAGTGCGGCACCGCGATCCGCCCGAGCGGCGCCAGCACCGCGCAGGAGAACGAGACCCAGCGCTGCTCCTGCGGCACCTGGAACGCGGACGACGCGAAGTTCTGCGACCAGTGCGGCCAGAACATCAGCTCCGACCTGGACGCCGACAACGGCGGGCGCGGCAACGGCGCCACCGAGGCCGCGACGTCCTACTGGGACTGGTCCCGGCGCCGCCCCGGCGAGCGGCGCGCAAACGCCGAAGACCCCGGCCTGGAACCTGACGGCGCGGAGCCGGACTTCACCGGCGCCCCGCCGCACGACACCTCCGAGCACGGCCCCGGCTCCCTGGTCTGCCCGAACGGGCAGTGCGCCCGGGCCAACGGGCCCGACGCGAAGTACTGCGACCAGTGCGGCCAGGTCCTCTACGACGACGGAGGCCTGATCGGCTCCGGAGACATCGACGACGTCATCACCGACTCCTCGGGCCTGATCGAGGAAGAGGACATGACCCTGGCCCGCGCCCGGCTGCGCTACCTCGAGCTGAAGGGCTAAGCAGAATCCCCGTCGGGCCGCGCCGTGAAGAAGAGCCGGCCGGCATCGCTCGCCGCTTGCGCGAAGGCAGTCATCGCCCTGCCGATCGGCGTTGCGGCGAACGCGGCAAAGTTCGCTGCGGCCGCCCGCTCCTCGGCGTCGTCCTGGACGGCCTGTGCTCGCCGGCGCATCTGCTCGATCTTCATTCCGTCGCCTCCTTGACACGCACCGTACCCGACCTACGGCCGTAGTAGGCCGAGACGCACGAGACGTCCGCTCAGCGCCCATACCTGTTCGTTTATCGGACGATCGATGTACGCTGGGCTGAGCCAGGCATGACCCGGAGCACCCGCGCCGCGACCCCGGCCCCGATGGCGATCGGGGACACGACTCGCCGGCCCGGCCCGCCACCACTCCTCTGCGGCTACGTCAACCGACCCGCGACGTAGAGGAGAACCCCATGCCACCCGGGGTGATCGACGACCTCCGCACCCACCGCTCCGCCCTGATGACGGAGATGGGCGCCCTCACCCAGCTCGACGCCAAGACCATCACCACCGAGCAGCGCGCCCGGCTGCGCGAGCTCGACGAAGAGATCACCACCCTGGACGGCGAGCTGGAGCTGCGCGAGCGCCAGGCGGAGCGCGAGCGCCTGGCCGCCGAGTCCCGGGCCCGCACCTCCGGCGGCCAGCCGAGCGACCACACCGACGGCAACCCGGCCCCCACCGGCTGGTCCGTGGGCACCGAGCCGACCATCTACGGGCGCGGCTCCAAGAACAGCTACTTCCTGGACCTGGCCCGCTCCGAGCTGAACCGCGGCGAGGGATCCGGCGGCCCGACCGCCGCCCGCGAGCGGCTCAAGCGCCACGCCCAGGAGATCGACGTCGACCTGCCCAAGCGGCAGGAAGCCCTGGACCGGGCCGCCGAGGCGAAGTACACCGAGGCCCTGATGTCCGGCAACCGGCGCGAGCGCCGGGCCGCCCAGCGCATGCTCGCCCAGGGCGTGTCCCCGTTCGAGAAGCGGTTCATTAGCCGCGTCGACGGCGCCGGCGGCTACTTCGTGCCGCCGCTGTGGCTGATCGACGAGTACGTGCCGTACCTGCGCGCCGGGCGCGAGCACGCCGACCGGGCCCGCCAGATGCAGCTGCCCGCCGGCACCGACAACATCAACATCCCGCGCGTCACGATCGGCACCGCGTCCGGCCCGCAGGTCGCCGACGGCGTCGCCGTGCCCGGCCGCGACATGACCGACAGCTTCGTGTCCGCGCCGGTGCGCACCATCGCCGGCCAGCAGGACGCCGCCCTGCAGCTGCTCGATCAGTCCCCTGTCACGTTCGACGAGATCATCTTCCAGGACCTGACCGAGGACTACAACATGCAGCTCGACGGGCAGACGCTCGTCGGGTCCGGCACCGCCGGCCAGATCGCCGGGGTGTACCCCGCCGGGGTGATCTCCTCGGCGAACCAGATCGTCGTGCAGAACGTCAACACCAACGCCTCCCAGACCTGGGTGACCAACGGCGGCTCCGGCAACACCCTGTTCCTCTCCAGCGCGCAGCTGCTCTCCCAGATGAGCCGGCTGCGGCTGCGCCCGCCGGACTGCTGGGTGTGGAACTCCACCCTCTGGTTCATGCTGCTCTCCACCCTGGACTCGCAGAACCGGCCCCTGGTCGTGCCGGGCGGGCACGGCGGCGCGGCGTTCAACCAGGCCGCCGAGGACGAGGACGGCCCGGTCAGCGAGGGCATCGCAGGCTACTACTACAACCTGCCGGTGTACCTGGACCTGAACATGCCGCTGACCTTCGGGGGCACCACGGCCCCGCAGATCACCACGATCTCCAACGGCACGTACTCGCCGACCCCCGGTTCCGGGACGAACGCGAACTACACCCCGCTGCTCGCCGAGCGCTCCAGCGACATGTTCCTGTGGGAGGGCGAGATGCGCTCCCGGGTCCTGTCCGAAGTCCTGTCCGGGACGCTGCAGATCCGCTTCCAGGTCTACAACTACGTCGCGTACCTGACCAACCGGTACCAGTCGTACTCCACGCCCGGCCAGGTCGTCTCCGCCGGCTCCGTGTTCACCGGATCGGGCGCGGCGTTCAACCCGCTGCTCAACCCCGTCAACCTCGGCTTCTAACCCGGAATCAGGAGGCTCACACCATGACCGATCTGGTTGCCGGGCGCCACCCCCTGTTCAACGAGGAGTGGCTCTTCGACGGCTCCCCCATGCCGCCGTACCGGCGCTCCATCTCCCGCGGCGACGTCAACACCGTCACCGGCGCGATCGGCGCCTCCGGCGTCGGCTACGTCGTGGCCGTCCCGGTCCAGCCCGGGGACGTCATCCACTCCATCAGCTTCGTCGCCGGCTCCACCGCCGGCGCGACCCTGACCCACTCCTTCGCCGCGATCTTCAACGGCGCCGCCTCCACCTCGGCGCTGATCGCGCAGTCCGCGGACAACACCGGCGCGAGCTGGGCCGCCAACGCGGTGCGCACCTACACCCTGGCCACCCCGTATGTGGTCGGCGGCACCACCTACACCCCGCAGGGCTCCGCGCCGGCGTCCACGCAGAACGGCCCGCAGATCCTCGGCGTGATGCTCTCGGTCACCGGCACCACGATCCCGACGCTGCACGGCATGGCCGGCGGCCCCGGCACCGCCGCCCCGGTCCTGGCGGGGCAGGTCGCCCTGGCCCAGACCGCCGGCTCCGGCCTGACCGCCACCGCCCCCACGACCCTGACCGGCGCCGCGGCGTCCGCGACCGGGTTCGTGCCCTACGTGCTCCTGAACTAGCCCCCAGACCGGTGGCGGCGCGTAGGGCACTGCGGGCCGCCACCACCCTTAGCCCCTGCCCGTGCCCGGGAGGAAACCATGCTGATCTGCGCCGAATGCCTCATGCGCCGCCGCCTCGCCTCGCTGCAGGCCACCGGCCAGGAACCGCCGTTCGAGGTGCGGGCCGACGACGGGCTGCCGCCGGTCTTCCAGGCGGTGACCGTCATCAACGCGGTCGCGCTGTGCGCCGGGCATTTCGTCGAATGCGTCCAGCCCCAGCACCAGTCCGGGCTGCTCGGCGCCAACGGCGCCCCGATCATCCTGGCCGGCGCCGGAGCGCCCCGGTGAGCGAGCCGATCCCCCCGGCCGCGTCCCGCCAGGACGCCCTCGGCGCGCTGCGCACCGAACGCTGGCACGCGCAGCAGGCGCACGAGTACGGCCGCGTCGCCGAGCTCGACGCGCAGATCCAGCGCCTCAGTGCCCAGAACAGCCCCGCGCCGCCGGCGCGGGAGACCACCGCGGCCGCCCCGCCCCGGCGCGAGAGCGCCCGGGCCGCCCGGCCCGCCGACCGAAAGGCGACATGACATGTCGTTCGCAACCGACCTGTTCTCCGGCCTGACCGGGTTCCGCGACCACCTGGCCGCCAGCGTCGAGGAAGCCGCCAAGCCCGCCCTCGCGGCCGTCGAAGGCCACCTCGGGCGCCTCGCCCCGATCGTGCACACCAACATCCTGGCCGCCGAAGACGAGGCCAAGGCCATCCTGCACGAGCTCTACGGCTCCCTCGTCGCCGCCGCCAAGACCGAGCTCGGCGTCCAGGACACCCCCGCACCCGCACCGGCGCCGGCCCCCGTCGCCGAGCCGGCACCGGCCGCCCCGGTCACGGAAGCACCGGCGGCCGCGGACCCCACCGCGGCGCCGAGCACCACGGAGGAATCCTCGGCGCCCTCGAGCACGCCCTCCACCTCGAGCGCGACTGACACCGCGGCGCTCTGAGCTGACCGATGCCCACCTACTCCGTTTCCACGGTCACCGCGACGCTGGTCGCGTCGACGGCCTACACGGCGATCGAGCTCAAGCCGCCGGCAGGCGGCGGGATCAAGGTCCTGAAGTGGTGGGTAGAGCTCAACGGCGCCAGCACGGACAAGTACGTCCTGGTGCAGATGGGCCTGTTCAGCGCCGCCGTGACCACGCTGACGTCGATCGCGGCGGCGAACGTGCCCAAGGTCGACTACGGCCAGAACGGCCTTAACGCCCAGTCGACGGTGGGAGTCAACGCCACCGTCGAGGGCGCCGGCACCTTCACCGCCAACCAGGAACAGCACAACTGGCCCCCCAACTCCCAGCAGACCTTCTGGGAGACGGATCTGACCTCCTGGCTGTTCCTGCCGGCCGCCACCTCCGTACGGATCCGGCTGACCCCCGGCAACACCATCACCAGCACCACCGCCACCTGCGGCATGACCTGGTTCGAATAGGAAGGCACAGGTATGAGCGTCGTCATCGAGTCGATCGTCTTCCAAGAGAACGCACCCAGCGCCGCGGTGTTTCCCCCTCTGCAGGCGGACGCACAAGTCACGCTCACCGCCAGCGACGTGGCGTGGATCGCGGCCTCGGCCGGTCTGCACCCCGAGCAGGATCCCGGCTCACTGATGCGCATCTTCATCAGGGACACTCCGCTGCAGCTCAACCTCAAGGCAGGCGATCAGGTGTTCATCGCCCCCTGGCAGAACAACGGCGAGCTCACCGTCTCCTACATCATCACCTAGC